GGCCCTGACTTCTAGCCGTGAGAATGGTACTAGCTTCGCAGAGCAGACTTTAACAGTTTCTCTTAAAAAGCAAGACTCTTCTACAAACAAAGAGGTTAAACTATTAGCTTATGGACGTCCACAAATCTTAATCGAAGACAACAACGGAAACGTTTTTGTAATGGGTGAAGAATTCGGCGCTGAAATGACTGCTTCTACTTCTACTGGAGCTGCCATGGGAGACAAATCAGGATATGAATTAACTTTCGTAGCTTCTGAAAAGGGTCTTGCTAAGTTCTACACTGGAGACGTAGCTACTGACTTCGCTGTAACTGTTGGTGCATAATACTTAACATTACGGTAACATTAAAGCCCTGCCTATTCGGTGGGGTTTTTTTATTAAACAAAACTAAGCGGAAACGGTTTTTAAATAAACTAATACTTTGAATTACTTAGTAAACAGTACAGAACCTCAGGATGTTTCAATCACGACAAGAGCTAACCTATCAAATGGCCAAAGCGCAATTGTTACGACAACGTTAATTCCAGAGAACAACAAGAGCGAAACAATCGCCGTAGACAGCCTCTTAACAGCTAGAGGGTACTACAGCACTTTGACAGTTAACACTGGCCTAGAAGCTCTTAATTTAAGTCCTGAGACTATGTATACAATGACTATTAGTAATCAATCAAATGAAACCATATACAAGGGTAAGATTTTAAGCACTGAACAAGCTACAGAGCAGTACAGTGTCTATGTTAACGAGTTTACTCAGACAGCAACCTCTGACCCCTCAAACGACTTTATAATTTTTGAATAATGATAAACGTAATTAATTTAAGCGGTTACCAACAGCCAACCTCAATGGAGGACACTAGAAAGAACTTCGTGGCATACGGTGAGGACAACGACTACTTTACTTTTCTTATAGAAACCTATTTAAATTCACCTACACACTCCGCAGCTATTAAGTCTATATCGGACCAAATCTACGGAAGAGGCTTAGGAGTTATAGATAAAGACGAGGACTACTTAAAGAACACTCCACTAGCTGACATTATAGAGGAGGACGATTTAAAAAACATAGTTCTAGAAAGAAAGCTACTAGGTCAGTCAGTAGCTCAAGTT